GTCGAACGCGCCGACTTCACCCTGACCCGGTCGCTGGGCAACGACTTTGCGGGCAACCTGATGACCAGCTACCCGCTGTTCTGCCGGCGCGATCTGGCCGACCAGATAGGGCAGATGCTGCGCCCCACCGCGAAGGAATGGTTTCACTCCGGCGTGCTAGACCCTGCTCGAGATACAACCGATGCGCGCCGCTGGCTTCAATACGCCGACACAGTCATGCGCCGCGCCATGTTCGATCCGCCGGCCATGTTCACCCGAGCCGCCAAGGAGGCCGACAACGACTACGCCACCTTCGGCCAGTACTGCAAGCGGATCCGGCTCAACAAGGCCCGCAACGGGCTGCTGTTCACCACCTACCATCTGCGCGATATGGTTTGGAAAGAAAACGGCGACGGGCAGATTTACATCATCGCCCGCAAGTTCAAGCCGACCGCGCGCGACCTAGCGCTGACGTTTGCCAATGTGAGCCCGAAGATCACCAGGATGATCGCCGCCAACCAAAGCCTCGAGGAGGTTAACTGCCTGCACATGATGGTCCAGAGCGATATCTGGGACGGCAACCCCAAGGGCAAGCCGTGGGTAAGCATCTTCTACGACGCCGACAACGCGTACGAAATGGAGGCCGTGCCAGTCTGGACCAAACAATACGCCGTCGCGCGCTGGCAGACCGTGAGCGGCAGCCAGTACGCATTCAGCCCAGCGACCATCTGCGCGCTGCCAGAGGCAAGGCTGATCCAGGCCATCACTTACACCCTGCTCGAGGCGGGCGAGAAAAGCACCAACCCGCCGATGATTGCCACGCACGACGTGGTGCGCTCGGATGTAAATATCTACCCCGGCGGAATCACGTGGGTCGACCGCGACTACGACGAGCGCCTGGGCGAGGCCCTGCGCCCCCTACCGATAGACCGCGGCGGCCTGCCAGGCGGCGCCGAGCAGATGCGGGACAGCCGCGCCATGATCATGCAGGCCTTCTATCTCAACAAATTGACCCTACCCCAACGCGCGCCGGAGATGACGGCCTACGAGGTAGGCCAGCGCGTGCAGGAGTACATTCGCGGAGCCTTGCCCCTGTTTGAGCCCATGGAATACGAGTGCAACGGCCAGGAGTGCGAGGAAGTTTTCGACTTGATGATGCGCAATGGCGCATTCGGCAGCCCGGCCGACATGCCCAAAAGCCTGCAAGGCGCCGAATTTCACTTTCAGTTCACCAGCCCGCTGCACGACGCCATCGAGCAGGTGAAAGGGCAGAAGTTCAACGAGGCCAAGCAACTGATCGCCGAGGCCGTCGCTCGGCAGCCCGGCCGACATGCCAAAAAGCCTGCAAGGCGCCGAATTTCACTTTCAGTTCACCAGCCCGCTGCACGACGCCATCGAGCAGGTGAAAGGGCAGAAGTTCAACGAGGCCAAGCAACTGATCGCCGAGGCCGTCGCACTGGACCAGAGCGCCGCGGCCACCATCGACGCCACCATCGCCCTCCGTGACACCCTGATGGGCATAGGCGTACCGGCCAAGTGGATCCGCACCGAGGTCGAGGTCGAGGACATCAAAGCCCAACAGCAAGCTGCCGCCCAGGCCCAGCAGACGCTGGCAGCCATGCAGCAGGGCGCTGACGTGGCCGGCACCATGGCGACCGCGCAGAAGGACCGGGCCATGGCGGAAACAGCCGTGGCAGCGTAACCGGTGGCCGACTCAGAGCAAGGGCGCCACCCGGCCCTGCCGCCGCGACCGCCGCCCGAACGTAGCAAAACGCCGACCAGCGCCCAACTGCTCGAGGCAAGCCCATGGCTGCCGGCAGAGTGGGACTTGGCAGATGCCAGCGCCCTGCAGGCGCTAGCCAGGGGCGATGCATCACCGGAGATGCAGCGCCGGGCGCTGAACTGGGTGATTCGCCAGGCGTGCGGCACATACGACTTTGCCTACCGGCCCGGCCAAAACGACCGCGACACCAACCTGGCGCTGGGCCGGCAGTTTGCCGGCCAACAGATCGTCAAGATGCTGGGCCTTAACCTGGCGACGATTCGACGAAAGGATGCTCGAGCAGATCCGCCCGAGCCGACATGAAGCAACCACGAGGAGAGGAATCATGGATAAGGACGTTATTGTTGAAGGTGGTTCTGCGGGCAGCGCGACACCTGCAGCAGCCGCACCTGCAGCAGCAGCAGCCGCAAAACCTGCATCAGCGGCTCCAGCTGCCGCATCTGCAAAAGGTGCGGGAGAGAGCGGCGAGGGTGATGGCGATGCATCCAAGCCTGCTGGCAAACAAACGGAAGAAAGCCCCTGGACTGCCGACTGGCGTGAAAAGATCGCCAAGGGCGACGAATCCAAGGCCAAGCGCCTCGGCCGGTATGCGGATCCCGGTGCGGTAGCTGACAGCCTGCTGCAACTGCAGGAGCGCATCAGCAAGGGCGAGCTGCGCGGGCAGATGCCAAAGGACGCCACGCCCGATCAGGTGGCCAAATGGCGCGCCGACAACGGCATACCCGATGCGCCCGACAAGTACGACCTGGGCGCGATCAAGGTCGCCGAGCAAGACAAGCCAATCATCGACAGCTTCCTGAAAACCGCCCACGGCAAGAACATGACCGCCGACCAGGCGCAAGAGGCTGTGAAGTGGTACTACGACGAAGTCACCCGCGTAACCAACGCGCGCGCCGACAACGACGCCAAGGCGGCCCGCGTGGCCGAGGATGCGCTGCGCGCCGACTGGGACCACCCTACCTACAAGGCCAACATGAACAGCGTCAAGGCCCTGCTGGATACCGCGCCTGAGTCGGTACGGGAAAACCTGAGCCGCGGCCGGCTGGCCGACGGCACGCCAATCCTGGCGCACGCCGACACCATCCGGTACCTGGTGGGCCTGGCGCTCGAGATCAACCCAGCAACCACGCTCGACCTGCCAGGCGGGGGCAGCCAGGCAGATTCGATCGACAGCGAGATCAAGTCGATCGAGGACCGCATGCGCAAGGACCGCAAGGGCTACAACGCCGACGACAAACAGCAGGAGCGGTACCGCAAGCTCTTCGATGCGCGCGAAAAGGTCGGCAAACGGTAGCCACTTGTGCGCCGGGCTTCATCCGGTATAGAATCCGGCGCACAAGTGGTGGACACCCCGGCAACGGCCCCACCAGAGCACGCCACACTGGTTAGCTCGGCCCCACAGGCCCACGGCAAGGACGGCGCAAGCCTACCCCAAGCCACGGCGCAGATGGTCACCCCGGAGCAACGGTCAACTTTCCGTTCAACTTCGCAGGAGTCACCACCATGCCAGATACCGCATTCCAGAACCAGTACCGGCAAGAGTTCATCGCCGGCTTCGAAACGCGAGCCACCCTGCTGCGCGATACCGTGACCACCGAGTCGGTGATCAAGGGCAATCAGGCCATCTTCCTGGTGTCCGATTCAGGCGCCGCCTCCGCTGTCACGCGCGGCGTCAACGGCATGATCCCGGCCCGCGCCGACAACAACAACCAGTTCACCACGCTGCTCGGCGAGTGGCACGACCTGGTGCGCAAGACCGGCTTCAACGTGTTTGCCAGCCAGGGCAACCAGCGCGACGTCATGCAGATGACCACGATGGCCGTGCTCAACCGCAAGATCGACAGCCAGATCACCGTCGAGCTCAACTCCGGCAGCGTGGCGATCGGCTCGGCCGGCACCATTCCGACCGTCAGCTTGTTTCAGAACGGCCGGGTCAAGCTTTCCAACGCCAGCGTGCCATGGGACAGCAACATCACGTTCCTGACCCAGCCCAGCTACCTGGCCTACCTGGAGCAGACCCCGGAGTTCAGCAACGCGCAGTACGTCGACATGCGCCCCTATGCCGGCGACGGTGGCACGGCCAGCTGGCGCGACAAGCCACAAGCCTACCGCTGGCGCAACTGCCTGGTGTGCGAGCACCCCAACCTTCCGGGCAAAGGCACTACCAGCGAAAAGTCGTTCCTGTATCACAAGTCAGCCATCGGGCATGCCATGAACACCGCCGGCATGGAAACCCCGATCGGCTTCAACGAGGAACAGGACTACTCCTGGGCCCGCGCAACTGCGTTCATGGGGGCGAAATTGCTCCAGAACGCCGGCGTGGTCGTCATCACCACCGACGGCTCGGCCTACGCGTAAGCGTTGGCTAACCCAAAACCAAGGAGATTTACATGCCACCTTATTCCGGCACCACCGCAGCATCTTCGCTGCAAAACCCGCCTGTCATGCTTTTGGGGCAGGGTCCAACGCCGACGTACAACGATCGCGGCAACGTGCTCGGCTCCAACGTGCAGACCACTCAGCCATTCGGCTACGCCGGCAACAGCCTGTGGAGGTACACCAGCTCGGACGCCTCGACTCTGGCGCAGGGTGCGGGCTACTTCACCGACGGCCTGGCGCTGGGCATGCACAACGGCGACATCATATTCATCGTCGCACAGAGCAGTCTGGGCACCTCGCCAAGCATGAACATCGGCGTGCTCATGACGACCAACAGCACCGCCGGCTTCAACGTAGCGGCCGGCGGTGCAATGGCCAGCTCGTAATCCGGCGCTGTTCGGCCGGCATCAAAGCAGCAACACCCCACGGGTCGCAAGGCCCGCGGGGTTTTTCGAGGAGAGAGACCGTGGCAAAAGCAGAAGCAGCTGCAGCACCGCAACAAACAGAACCAGGCGCGGATCCCGGCTGGGAACCCGTAGCGCGCGCCGCACCGGCCGCCATCACCGAGGCCCGCTTCCGCTCAAGCGAGTATGAGCGGACCATCTGGGTGATCAACGCCGACGAGGGCACCGAGCCCCTGGATCTGGAAAACCCCGACTACTACGCCCATGTGGCCAGCAAGCTCAAGCCATACGACCGGCTCGAGGTGCGCGCCAATGACGGCACCTGGTACGCCGAGCTGCTGGTGGTCGACGTGAGCCGCCAATGGGCGCGCGCCAAAATGCTCATGTGGGTCAACCTGACCACCATGGACATGAGTCAAACCGCCGCACTGGCCGCCAGCCGCAGCCCCTACTTCATCAAGTTCCTCGGGCCGCAGGACAAATGGTGCGTCATCCGCAGGGTGGATGCCGCCATCGTGAGCCAGGGCAACGCCAAGCCGGAAGACGCCAACCGCTGGATGTCCGATCGCCTGCAGGCCGGCTAACACGTGGCAACCACCCGCCTCCAGATCTACAACGGCGCGCTGCAGATTATTGGACGAAGCAGCATTGCCAGCCTGACCGTCAACGAGGAGGGGCGCCGCCTCCTCGATGACGTCTGGAACGATGGGGGAGTGCAGTTTTGCCTGGAGCAGGGCATGTGGAAGTTTGCAATCCGGACCCAAATGCTCGACTACGACAGCAGCGTCACCCCGACATTCGGGTACCGCCGGGCGTTTGCCAAAGGATCGGACTGGTGCGCCACCACATCGATCTGCCAGGACGAGTATTTCAACTCACCACTGCTGCGGTACCGCGACGAGATCGATCACATTTGGGCCGATCTGGACCGCATCTACGTGAGCTTCGTGAGCAATCACGTCGACTTCGGACTAAACCTCGGTAATTGGCCGGCCACCTTCACCCAGTACGTCAAAACCTACTTTGCCGCCCGAATCGCCCTGCGCGCCACCGGCGACAAGGCGCTGGCAGAGAAGCTCAACGCCCCTCGCGGCCTGCTGGACATGGCTGGCAGCCAGGCCAAGAACAACGATGCGCAGAACGACCCGCCACGATTCCCGCCGCCCTCCTCGTGGATCGTGGCCCGCCGTCGCCAATCGCAAGGGCAATGGCGCGATGGCGGGAGCCGCAGCAACCTGATCGGATAGCATGGCCCAGGTCGCGCTGTTCGCCTTTAATCGAGGGCTGATAAGCCGATTCGGCGCGGCCAGGGTGGACGTCAAACGGCTTGCGCTTGGCGCCAGCCGCATGATGAACTGGCTGCCACGCGTGCTCGGCAGCATGGGCATCCGGCCCGGCATGATCCACATCGGAGCTACGAAAAACAACCGCACTGCGCGTCTTCTGGACTTTGTGTTCAGCCAGACCGACAAGGCGTTGATCGAGATGACCGACCTGATTCTGCGGGTTTGGATCTCCGACGCACTCATCACCCGCCCGAGCGTGAGCGCCGTAGTGGCCAATTCCTCGTTCGTGGGCAGCCTGGCAAGCTGGACCGACGACGACGAAGCCGGCGCCGCCAGCACATACGCCGCCGGCGACTTCATGCAACTGGTGGGCGCCGGCACCACTGGCGCCAGGCGCACACAAGCAATCAGCATTGCCGCTGCCGACATTGGCGTCGAGCATGCCCTGACCATCCAGGTGACCACCGGCCCGGTCACTCTGCGCGTAGGCACCACGGCCGGCGCCGATGACGTGATCAGCGAGACATCGCTTGATGCGGGGTGGCACAGCCTGGCATTCACACCCACCGGCGCCACGGTTCACATTCGATTCCAGAGTTTGCTGCAGCGCATCACCCTGGTCAAAAGCTGCGCCATTGCCGCTGCCGGCGCGATGGAGATCGTCACGCCGATACCGGAAGCGGCCCTGGGATTGGTCAGGGCCGCCCAAAGCGGCGACATCCTGTTCGTTGCCACATCCGGGTACCCGCAGCAGAAGATCGAGCGCCGCGCCGCCCGCAGCTGGTCGGTGGTGGAGTACTTCTCCGAGGACGGGCCATTCCGTACCGTCAACATCAGCACGCTGACCATGGCGCCATCGGTGACCACCGGCAACGGCACGATCACCGCCAGTCGCGCCTACTTCACGGCCGCCAATGTTGGCAGCCTGATTCAGATCACCTCGAGCGGGCAGTCGGGCACCAAGACCATGACCGCCGTGTCGGACGTCACCGGGTCGATCCTGGTCACGGGTCTGACGGCGCAGCGTGCTGCGGCCATCACCATCACCGGGCTGACGGGGACAGGCAACACCGTGGTCCTGCAGCGCAGCACCGACAATACCACTTGGTCGAACGTCACCGGCGCCAGCTACACGGCCGACACAACCACCGCATACAACGATGCGCTCGACAACCAAGACCTGTACTACCGCCTGCGTTGCTCGGTTTACGCTAGCGGATCCACCATCTCCACCATCAGCATCGGCGCCGGCAGCCAGGTGGGCACGGCACGGATAACCGCCTTCACCAGCTCGACCCTGTGCAACTGCGAGATCCGCAAGGAGATGGGCGCTACATCCGCGACCGACAACTGGGCAGAGGGGGCCTGGAGCGCGCGCCGCGGGTACCCCAGCGCTACAACCTTCCATGAGGGCAGGCTGTGGTGGGCGGGCAAGGACCGTTTGACCGGCAGCGTCAGCGACTCGTTCTACAGCCACGACCCCACCTATGTGGGCGACGCCGGCCCCATGAACCGCACGATCGGCAACGGCCCGGTGGACTCCTTTTCCTGGCTGATCAGCCTGCAGCGCCTAATCCTGGGGGCGCAAGGGGCGGAGTTCTCCTGCCGATCGACCAGCCTGGATGAGCCGCTGACCCCGACCAACCTCAACCTCAAGCCATCGAGCACACAGGGCAGCTCACCAGTGAGCCCGGTCAAGGTGGACGCCAGCGGCGTGTTTGTGCAGCGCGGCGGCACCCGGGTCTATGAGCTGGCAATCAACCCATCCAGCTACGACTACGAGAGCCAGCACCTGAGCGCGGTCATCCCAGAGATCGGACGCCCATCGATCAGCCGAGTGGCCTCGCAGCGCCAGCCGGAAACCCGCGTGCATTTCGTGCGCGCCGACGGCACCATGGCAATCCTGACCTGGGACAAGAATGAAACGCTGGTGGCGTGGGCAGAGGCCAACACCGACGGGCTGTTTGAGGACGCCTGCGTGATGCCATCCGGGCCAGGCGAGAACGAGGATGCGGTCTATTACGTGGTGAAGCGCACCATCAACGGGGCAACCGTGCGCTACATCGAGCGCCTGGCCACCGAGGACCAATGCCGGCCGACCAGCGCCGGCGTGCTCACTGCCAGCTATCTGGCCGACTGCCTGAAAGTCAAAACCGGCGCCGCATCAACGTCGGTGACCGGCCTAAGCCACCTGGAAGCAAAACAGGTGGTGGTGTGGGCCGATGGCGCCGAGGTCGGGCGAGACTCCAGCGACGCGCTGCTGTACACCGTGGCCGGCGGCGCCATTACCCTGGCCGCCGCAGCCAGCACCGTAGTGGTAGGGCTGCCGTACACCGCCCAATGGCAAAGCAACAAGCTGCATCAAATCCCCTCGCAGATGAACCAGGTGCTCACCAGGCACAAGCGGATCAGCGGGTTGGGCCTGGTGCTGGCCGACACTCACCCGCAGGGCCTGACCTTCGGGCGAGACTTCGCCAACATGGACTCAATGCCCAGCATCAACGATGGATCGGTGGTGGACCAGACCATCATGCAGGTGAACTACGACAACGGGGGAATCATCTTTCCGGGCGACTTCAGCAGCGACGAGCGCCTTTGCCTGCAGGCGATAGCACCCAGGCCATGCACCGTGGTGTGCGCCGTGATTGATGCCGAGAGCCACTGATATGGACTTCGCAAACCTTATCCCGACAGCCATTACCGGATTCGGCAGCGGCATGGAGGCGGCCGGTAACTTCGAGGCGGCCGATGCCTCGAGGATGTCCGCCCAGCGCGAGGCCGTCGCCCACCAGTTCAGCGCAGAGCAAGCCAGGATCAACGCGGGCCAGCAGATCGCGGCAAGCCAGCGCGCGGCAGCCGACGTAAGGCTTCAGGGCGACTTGCTGACCAGTCGGGCCCAGGCACTGGCAGCCGCCTCTGGCGCCGGCGCGGCCGACCCCACCATCGTTCGCATCATGAGTGACCTTCGAGGGGCGACCGCTTACCGGGCCGGCGTGCAGCTCTACCAGGGCGAGGCATCTGCCCGAATTATGCGAATGCAAGCCGCGGCCGGCGACTTTGCTGCAGCATCAGCGATCGAGGCCGGCGAAATGAAGGCCAACGCATTCAACCGGGCCGGCACCGCGGCGCTGTTCAAGGGCGCCGCCTCGCTTTTCTCCCGGTACGGCAGCGGAGCGCCCAAACCCACTGGCGACAGCGCGTTTATCGCATCGCCCAGCGAGACCGGCGGCAATGCCGATTACTCGTATTCCGACTTCAATGTGCTGGCCTGGTCCGGAGCAGGCGCCTAATGCCGCGCCTACCAGATGCCGGGTCGTTTGCCACCGGCCAAAACCCCAACGCCACCAGCGCCGTCGTTGGCCTGCAGGGACCAAACGAGGGGGCCATGCTTGCCGGCGCCCAGGAGACCGTGCGCCAGGGCCAGGCCGTAGGCGCCTTTGGCGAAAAGCTGGCGGCCGAGCAGAGGCAACAAGAAAAGGAATTCGAGGCCAAGGCCAGGATCGAGCAGCACCGAGTCGACACCTTGCGGGCCGAGTCACAGTTCACGGCGTTGCGCGAGAAGGAGTTGGACCTGACCTATGGTGATGGCGGATACACCAAGGTCAAGGGCACCGATGCGCTGGGCAAGCCCGTACTGCAGGACTACCGGAAACGCTTTGGCGACCAGGTCAAGCAGATGGCCGATGGCCTGGGCAATGACCAGCAGAAACAGATGTTCCTGGCCCGCGCAGGGGTTGCCGGCGTCGGCTACCAGGAGGGCATCCTCCGGCACTTGGCGCAAGAGGGCAAGATCGCGCAAGCCGAGGAGTTCAACGGACGGGTCAAGGTCGAGACCCAAACCGCCATCGCCAACTACAACGATCCCATGATGGTCGCTTTCAGCGTGAAGCGCATTGAGGACGGCGTCGACACGATGGCCAGGGCCAACGGCTGGACCCCCGACTATGCGCAAGCCGTGCGCCAGGAAAAGCTCGGCAAGTTGCACGACGGGGTGATTGACCAGATGATCGCCGCCAATCAACTGGTCCAGGCCAAAGACTGGTACCAGGCGAACAAGGCCGACGTCGACGTGAGCACCGCCAAAAGCCTCGAGGCCAAGACCTACGACGCAGCCCAGCGCCAGGCCTTCAACGGGTACCAGTCCACATACCTGGGCGTGCAGGATAGCCTGCCGGGCCTGAAGCAACTGCAGAGCATGGTGACCAAGGACGGCAAACTGGACGATGGGCGCAAGAACGTGCTCATTGGCCGGATCCAAAGCCAAATGCAGGGCATCGAGCGCCGAAACGAGGCGGCAGCCGACCGCCAGCAACGGCGCGCGGAGACCGAGCTTAACGCCATGGTCACCCGCATAGGCCAGGGGTGGGAGCCGACCAACGAGCAGCTGGGCGGCCTAATCACCATGGCGCGCGGCCGGCCACAGCTCGAGGGGCTGATCAACCAAGTGGTCGGTACCGCCAACGCTACGCGAGCATTTCGCCAGGCGGACCCCGTAGTGCAAGAGCGGATGGTTACCCAGGCCACCGTCGCCGTGCGCGAAGGCAAGGCCGAGCCCAAGGTGCTGGCCACCTTCAAGAGCATCATGGAGGCGCAGCAGACCGAGCGCAACGCCGACCCGGTCACCTACAGCGTGCGGCAGGGGCTGGTGTCGCCCAACGACCTGGCCGCCAAGCCGATCGACACCAGCAACCCGGCGCAGATGACGCCCAACCAGCTGCAGGCCAGGATGGACCTGGCGCGCACCATGGCCGCGCAATACCGCACACCCTTCAAACCGCTGACCGAGCAGGAGCGCAAGTTGGCGGTCGGATCCCTGGCGAACGCCAGCGCCGAGCAGCGCAAGGAGTATTTCCGTGGACTGAGCCTGGCCGCCGGCAGCGACTACGAAGGGTACAAGGCGGTCATGGCGCAGATCGCGCCCGACGACCCGGTCATGGCCAACGCCGGCCTGTTCGCGCGCCGCGGGTACAAGGACCAGCAGGCCGGCGCCGCCGCCGACCACCTGATCAAGGGCATCAGCATCCTGCGCCCCGACCGGAAAACCGACGGCAAGGGATCCGGCCCACTGATCCCGATGCCGCCCAGCAAGGAGATGGACTCAGCATTCACGAACTACACGCGCCAGGCGTACTCCGACAGCCCGGACGCGCGAAACGCCACATTCCAGAGCGCCCAGGCAATCTATGCCAGCATGACCAACGATGCTGGCGACCGCGACACCACCGTCCTCGACACCGGTCGCTGGGACAGGGCCATGGAGATGGCCACCGGCGGGGTCACCCGGCACAAAGGTCGGGAAGTGGTCAAGCCCTGGGGTATGCCGGATGGCGACTTTGCCGATGGCGTACACGCCCGAATGAAGTCGCTCGAGGCGGCCGGCGCACTGCCGGAGCGCGTACGTGCCGGCGACCTCTACGACCTTCCGCTGCGGGCCGCGGGTGACGGCAGGTACTTTGTGATGAGCGGCGACGCCAGGATGCACGACAAAGCCGGCCGCCCGATCGTGATCGACTTCAACACACCACTGCCGGCCGCCCTACCAACCAGCACCAACGCGAACAACCTCAAGGCGCGAGAGGCCGAGCGCCAGCGCCAGGTGAAAGAGGCCCGGACCGTGGTCAAGGGAGGCAAAAGTGAGCCTTGACCTGTACGGCGCCGACGTCGCCCAAACCCTAAACAAGATGCCGGGCGCC